GCGGCGGCGGCCGCCGCCCCTCGCCACGCATGGGCAGAGGCTATTGAAGTAGGGTGGCCGCCACGAATCCCTATGGTAGCCCTGCCACCAGGATGACGGGAAGGAAATTGCAATGTTTCATCCCACCTGGCCTTCAGGGGCAGCCTTCGATCGTCTCGAAGGTCAGCTCAGCCTCCTGAGAAATGGTTGCAAGATTGACGATGCGTCAGACTCCGTTTCCTGTCTTAACCTTCCCCTGGACGAGGCCAGGGAGATTGTGGCGGGTATATGGTGGAAGCGATGCAACCTGCAAAGTAGCCTGATATGTCACCGAGAGCCTGAGGTGCACCAACGCTTGAAACAGGGCTCCCATGTGCTGCGTGATCACTTTCTGGTTCAACCAGTTAAAGGTCGTAGCCTGTATGGGAAGTTCCTCAAATTTTGGGAACCTCACTACACGCAGATTTCACCACGGTCTGCGAGTTTCGCTGACATGCAACTCAGCAAATGGATCCGTAAGGGCTCGCTTAGGTCGGTCTCTGCTTTGGAGGCGGCCCTTAGTTTCGACGATCACAAAGCCGCTCGTGGCTGGCCGTGGTTTGTGTCGACGCCGCACGTTCCCTTTGAATATCTTCGTGAGGCTGAAAGCCTTCTTGCCGATGGTCTCAGGTTAGAACACGCTCGCGCTTACCCTGGGGTAGCGCAGACGCGTGGGCAAGCTCAGGGGCGTGGTCTGCCGGCGTCTTGGCGAGGTATTTTTGGCATGTCCTGTGTCACCAACATTCTGAAGAGGATGTTGTATCCTGCGGTGCGTAATGCCATAATCGGGACTACTAAGTTCTGTGCTTGGCGTAGCCGCGCGGCCGTTGACCTGGCCGTTAACAGGATGCTGAAGGATCCGGCAGGTGGTCTTCTCCTGTCGGTTGATTTCAGTAATTTCGACGCCTCGATTCCAAACGAGGTCATCGATCGTATGTTTCGTATCCTCGCCTTTTGGTTCCACGGTTCGGATGCTCAACTTGTTCGCTTCTGCGGTGAAGCATTTAAGCGGACTGGGATCTACCTCCCCGACCTCTATCTTAGTGGTTCTGACCGTCAGGGAGGCATTCCGTCAGGTTCAGTGCTAACGAATCTGATAGGCAGCATGGTAAACTACTGGGTAATGAGCTACAGCTCTCATCGTCTAGGCAGTCGAGTCATAGACTGTCTTATCCAAGGCGATGACGGAGTTTACCGTTTCGAAGGAGATATTAACTTCGAAACATTGTCAGAGGTGCTGCTTGTTGAGCTCGGGTTAGTGATGTCCCCAAGCAAGTGCCTGATCTCTAGCCGAGATGTAACGTATCTGCAATCTACGCATAGTCTCGACTGGGAGGTTGATGGTGTCTGCGTCGGCAGTAGGCCGATCATGCGCTTTCTATCTGGGAACATGAAGAAGTTTCCTTTAGAGGGCGATCCTGAGTGGGGAGGGGTCCTCAACGCTGTTCGTACCTTGCAGCAACTAGACAATTGTTCAGGGCATCCTAGCTTTGAGCATGCGTGGAAGTTGGCCTGGGAATTAGACTACGAGAACCTGTACGAAGCCGTGTGCAGGCTTACCGCTAACGATCCGACTCTGTTAGATCGTGCGGCTCGTGTTCGGGCTATGAAAGCAGGCGGTGTCAGTACTACCGTAGGCGGACTGTACAAGTCGCCAGTTCTTTGCGCCATCAGGGCTGAATACCCGAAGGTGTTCGGCGCGAGTTAAGGAGGTTCCAATGTCACCGTTTTCGGATCTCTGTTTCTGTCCGACGTGTTTTCACGGGGCAGCGATCATTTATGATGTAGTCGTGGTCGTCTGTCCATATTGTGAGACGTTTTACGTGAACAGGAACTTGGATCTTAACGAGACGGATGTCTTGGAGCGACTTGCGAATTGGATGCGTGTCAATTCGCCGATTGTTCCGCGTTAAGGAACTATGTCTGGTTAGGGGAGATGCAGGTATAGGGTATCGCAGGCGTAACTCGCCTATCTTAGATGCCTATCTATGTTTTGTCCAACGCGTGTTGGGCTGGGGGCTGCAATTCGGCCTCCTCCGTTACCCTATCTAAGGAGCTTTATGGAACCAAATGATGACGACGACCTCGGGCCGCCACGCCTGGGTCGGGGCAACGCCGACTGGCCACGTTTAGGCAGTCACGGTGTCAAGCCGCCTAAGGACATATTGCTGGATTCCTTCGGGAACGGCAATGGTCCGGAAGTTACCGTCGACATGGGTTGGCGGGGCGGTGATGAGCCGGGCGTTCCTGCAATCTCCGAGCTAGTAGCCTCTGCCGCCGGGTTTGCGATGGCCCGAGCGGTATCAGCAGGGTTCTTCGGTGGACTCGTTGCTGACTACATTACTCATCGTGTGAAGAGGATTGGTTGATGTCAAGAGGATCGCGACGATCGAGGGGCTCCAGACAGAGAGGCTATCCTGGCAGCCTCACTGGTACTGGTTCGGCTTGGCTCGTTACGGCTTCTGGCTGTGACGATGCTGGGACGGAGGGCGCTTCCGTGAATTGGGGTGGCGCCGCGCAGTCCATCGCTCCGGGAACGACGCAGACTTTCCAGCCTGTGATCCTCCCGGAAGCTGTCGTTGCCAGCAACGCAGCACCGAGGGCATCCGAGTGTGATATCCTGGGGCTTGACTCCACGATTGATATCACAAGTACGGTCAACTTCGGGTATTATCAAGTGGCTCTCATGCTGTACGTTTCGGAGTTCGGTAAAAACGGGCTCTGGGACATACGGGATGTTCTGGGCGATGCGGCCGAGGCAGCTGACGATAGTCTACTGCACGTAACCGCGCACGCGTTCGAGAATCAGCAGGCCGCTAACAACGTTGGTGGTCCTGTGTCGATTCAATTGCGCGCTGTGCTGCCGTTCGCTATCAGAATTGGCGCGGGTCAGTCGCTGTGCGTGACCCTGTCCAACTCCACTAACTCAGCTGGGGCGGT